GAATTACCGAGAGGACACAGCTTCTTATAGAAGCTGCTAGCCAAGGAGCGGATGCTAACGGCTCGAGCGTCCATATCACTATAGACGCCCAAATCATCACCATCCTGTAACCCCAAATCTGAAAGGAGAAGAGCATATAAGCTCGCGTAATCACGCATTGCAGTATCCTCTTAGTGTATGACGCACCTTCAGCCTCACGGCGGAAGGGACTCTGTCGACGACGTCTGTTAAAGGACGCCGGTGATGGTCGTTGACCCGATTCCATCGGAGATCTGCGTGAGCAGTCCGATGTGTGCGGAAATCATTGCGCGGACACTGAGTGGGTCAGCGAGATCGGTGCCTGCCGGGATGGCAAGCTCCGTCTTGATCAGCCCGGTCTTGTAAGACTGGCCAACCAGGGGCAGAAGCCCCTTCCGAGTAATGACCTTGTAGTCATTCATCGGCACTGACTTGAGGACACCGGTTACCGGGTTCACGGGTGCCAGGGTTTTCAAAACCTTGGGTCGGAACATAGAGAGAGTAAACGGAGCAGCAACCGAATGTGCAAGCACACCGGTTTGCGTGCCTCCAAGCGCGCTGACGTAATATTGCTTTCCATTCGCGTCCGGGGCATTGTCTGCCGCGATCGTATAGGTTGGCGATGTCAGACCCGTTTGGGTTGCCCCCGTTACAGGGGACGTTGGTGCAAAAGCCATAAAGGGCTCCTAAGGGGTAGACTGTCAGGTCGTGAGACCGCGAGTCAGGGTTAAGTCAGCCATAAAGCCGACGAATGTGGTCGTTTTGACAATAGAACCGCTGCCATATTGGCAAGCTGCCCCCATTTATCCGGAAGCCGGATATAAAGAGGCGGCACGCCTAAAGTAAGCGGAATTGTCCGTTCGACCGTTGTCCGAACCTGCTTCCATGAACCGCCCGAGGTCCCAGTAACTGATGTACCTAACCAACTACCGACGTTAAATCCTGCCTTTGTTGCCGCAGCATCCAATACAGCCACCGACTTGTATTCCGTAACTGTCGAAACAGTTTTGGTAATCCAAGTGACGCCTGCAGTGGAAGTTGCCGCAGCATTGAGGATTTCGCCGACGTTGGTAAAGTAATCAACTAACCAGGACCACGGGACGACCTCCCAAGCAGCAGGCAGCCAATCCTGAGGTGTGAAACCCAGAAGTTGCTGAAGTCGGTCAGTAGACCCGACTTGTGCTTGAATGGAGGCCTGCAAGCCACAACAATACTGTACGCGAGCTACCGTCGACACCTTCGTCCGAATATCGAAGACGAAATTAGTCAACGGCGGTGAATCGCGCAAGATCTCATGACTCGCGAATTCATCTTCGCCTCTAGAGACGATGCGAGATCTTAGATGAAACAAACCATCTGAAAGGTGTGTCCCAACTTCGTTCTCTAACTTCCATCGCCCCAGCGCCTCGGCAGCCTTCCTTGTATCGGAAATCAAGGGAGCCAATCCAAAGGCGTATTCGAGCCAAGTCGCCGCAACAATCTGGGCCCACCGCGCTTTGCGAAACACCGTCGTCCCCTTCAAGCCCCG